GAACACAATCTTGCTTCCATCTGGTGTGATTTCAAAGGTAAATTGCGGTGAGTCATACTCGTTAGCGTTGAATGAAATTGGGACTTCAAACCTAGCCTCGCTCTGCCTCAAGGAAAATCTAAGTATCATGCTGTAGTCAAAGTTTACCACATATATGTTATCACCAATGCAGTAAATCATGTTCTTGATTCCCCGGTTGTCCATGGCGACTGCCTGAGCAAATATTCCTTCAATACGTTTGTTTACACTCACATTCTGTTTGCTCATCTAACCAACCCCGCTTTCAAAGATTCTAGAAGCTCTTTTCTTTCATCTGCTTCCGGAATATATGACCAGACTATGCCATCACGGTCATATCCTACCGGAACCATTCCACTGCCCCAGCTGACGCTGTAAGCAATATTGCTTCCTTCCATATTCCAAAGTTCGTACACTTCTTGTTCCAGGGCTTCGGTAAGAAATCCACCATGTTTATACACCCAATCCCGGAACATACTCCAAGTTACCGGCTTCCCTTTATGCTTGGTAATGAACCGAATAGCCATCACCGTACATCCATAATTCCAACCGCCTTTAAACCAATCCTCAACTGAACAACAAATATCTTGGTCATTAGATGGAACATTCCCGAGGTCAAACGTGGAGCAAGAAATCCCGTAGCTTCGGAATATTTCCATATATCGGTCCAACAACACACTTCCTAACAACTGACTATCGCAACCCGCTAAAAATACCCTGTCGAAGTCCAAATTTTGATTCGTAAAATTCTGCCTTATACCTGGAATATTGGCCGAATAAGAGTATGTGTCAAACGTCATATGCTTGATTCCAATTTTTACTAGAGTCTCTGCATAGCGTTTTACATCATCTTCGGCGTCGTTGATCAAAAACATATATGGTTCAATCCTTGGGACAACTCTAACTCCAGCCTCGTGTAATATCTTCGCCGCCCTCATCCTCCTTTCATACGAGGGCGCTCCAAGCTCCAACGTCTTGGTCAATTCTTCGTTTGTGGTTAGAATAGTGATATGAACCGCAGCACCAGCTGGATTTTCTACCAACGCTCTTACATATTCATCTTCAGCAACTAAATCGGATTTTGTATTGATCATCACAGGATATTCAATCTCTTTGAAATACTTCAGCAACTCAAGGCTAACCTTGTGTTTTCGCTCCAACTGGTGGAAATCTTCAAAGCGAATTCCGAACCTTACGGGAATTTCCATCGCAAAGGCTTTTCGGATACCTGACAATCCATGAGGGTCTTTTCCCCGAAGTGGTAACATCTTGTCAATTTCCCGTTTGTAGTAATCAGGGTTACAATGTCGTAATCCAATCGCTCGGGGGTTGTCAAAAAAGGAGGTATAAAGGGAGGCCCGGAAAACGTCTGCATAACAGTAAATACACCTGAACGGACAATTAAGACCGTCCCAAACGTCCGCATTAAACGGCATGGGACAAGCCGCAGCTCGCAGCGAAATTTCGAGAAAACTGTTGATTTGTTCTGTGTCCAATAACCGTTCCTTCTTTTCCCATTGCTGAGCCAATAGGTTGTATTGATAGTAGTTCTTTTTCCGCCCTTTTTCTTTTATAGGTCCACCTTTGTGTTTTGCTAGGAAGAAAGGGCGGTTCCCTGGAACAATTCGGCTCACTAATTTTCGGATTTCTTGATAGTCCTTAATGGCGTTAATGGTTCTTCTCTCCCTTCTTTAAATTTCAATCGCCCGTATTCCAATAATACTAAATCCCCAACCGCCTCATCGGTTTTCCAAAAAATTTCCGGTCGAGCCTATATTCCAAAACAATATAGGGTCATCCAATCGCTCTCGATTTCTAATCAACCAATCCCACGCTTTAGCGTCATAATAAGGATGACAAGGAAACGGAACAGGAGTATTACAGGCTTCAGTATATTCCCAACCTTCGTCTACCAGTTCCAGATTTCCTTTCTTCGATGATGATTGAAAGCAAGTGAACGGTGAAAGGTAGTCATTCATAATACGTTTACGCTTTAGTGAAACATTTCCTGTTCTACTCATTACTCCGTACACTGTCTGACCAGAACGAGTAGCCTGCCAAACTCCTGAAGCAATAGTGCCGCTACCGACACAAATTACAATAGTAGGAAAATCCTTTATACACTCCTTTGCTATTCGAGCAGTTTCTTCCAACGTTTCTGACAAGGGTAGTCCCAAAGGTAATAACTTGTATCCCTTCGGGGTACGTTTCCGTGCTATGTAATAGTTCACTTTCGCCATCCCGGCAGGAATATCTACCAATTCAGCTTCCCATCGTTTCCACTGTCGACGGTGGAATTCAAGTAACGGAATAGGCTTTTTATATACAGGGTTAAATATCAGACATTTCATTCCCAAATGGTAGCATGCCCAAGCAACTCCCCACCCCGCCATACTGACTGAAGTTTCTACGTAGGATACACCGATGTAACCTTCTCGTTTCAGCTTTTCTAAATGTTTTACAAGGCCTCGAATTTTACTAAAAGGCGGTGCTCCTTCTGGCACGCAAAGGTCTTCTCTCTTTACATAGATTCCCTCATATTCTTCAATAGGGGTATCTCTCAAGAGGACGGTGGACATCCTACCACATCCTTCAACGTGTACATCTCATCGGTAGTTCCTTCTATGATTTTCAAGCCTTCTTCATAGTTGCCTACGCCATCCCAACACTTCCTCGGGTCCTCACCTTTTTGAACCGCTAGCTTGAAGTGGTGAGCGTTAAATGTGCAAGGATTTTTCACGTCCAATCCGCAACAGGTATTACATTTTTGCACGTATTCCCAACCGCTATTTACGAAATCAGGACAGCCAAGAATAATATCATGTTTTTCAGCAATTTCAATAAGTTTCTTGAGTATCCTCCTCCACTGCTTGTCCTGGTTCATATACCAGATTTTCTCTATGTCCAACCCCAACTGGAGTAGGTTTTTTGCTACATAATCGTTGAAGTGCAAATTGTAGGTATTGTAACGACGGATTCCATAAGACTTTAACAGTTTGACCGCTTCCTCGAATTGCTCCGGCGTATGGTAACCGGGAATGAACGGTTCACCGTTGACTCCAACGTTGAACCCTTTCTTTTGTAACTTACTTAATGTTTTGACCCTGTCTATGGGGTTTTCTGTCATCTTGCGTTCAAACAGTTCCCAATCAGCTTCCAATCCAGGAGTGATTATTACCATCATCGTACAGGTTTTCCCTAACCCGGTCATCTCATAAGCCCGACGTGGAAATTTTGTTTGGACTACCGTATCCCAGCCTATTTCCATAAGAAACTTTAATATTTCAGTGGACGCTCGATATTTTTCCTCCCACGGCTGAAACGGGTCAGAACGGTTTCCTAAACGTAATGTTTTCCGCTGCCGAATAGCCTCATGCAATGGACTTTTACCTCGTGAAGAGGACGAAAGTTTTCTTTTTATACTCTCAACATCTGCCATCCGAAAGTCATTGCCCCAAGTTCGATTCAGACGCCGGGAATAACAGTGATAACAATTCACCTCGCAAGTCCAATAAGGGTCAATGGATAAGGGCAAAGGGCAATATAACATATCTCCTCTTATTCCTAATGCCGCTGTATATATTTTCATCAAATCACCTCATTCCAGCTTACTTACCTTGTCCCCTGTAACCTCAATTAACCCATATGTTTCGAGAACCTTAACAGCGACATTTACTGCATATCGGCTTTCTTTAAGATTCGGTTTTCCTCCTTCTTTGACGTACAGTTCATCAGTTCTCTTAACCCAATCCTCTATGGTCAATACGTTCTTCGCTCTCTTGATAACCAATGCGGCAGCGCCTATACGAGTTATACCTACCCCAGTTGACGGCGGAGTTGGTTTGGCTTTAACCTTGGATTTCTCTGCGGGTTTTTCTTCTTCCTCCTCTTCTTCCTCCTCTTCTTCTTCATCCTCTTCTTCTTCTTCTACTTCGTCATCATCTTCTTCTTCTTCTACTTCGTCATCATCTTCTTCGGGTTCGGATTCCGTGTCTACTTCCTCTTCATCTTCTTCTTCAACGGATTCACCCTGTAAGAGTTTAATGACTCTCATGGTCTCCTCGGAAATATTATCCTCAGGTAAAAGCAAATCAGCAGCCTCTAATATTTGTTCCGTCAATTCCTTGTCTGTTACTTTCTTTCCTGTCTTGATTTGCGGATCTAGCCCCAGGATATCATTCAACTCCTTCGCCGCCTTAATCAAATCCTCTCTTTTTACCGACATACAAACTCCTCCTTTTTTGATTTGATTTTGTATTGATCTTAATATTAGCTTTCC